CTATCCCCACCCCTCGATAATATCATTCATCAAACAGAAACTGAGGAACTCGCTGTCAGGAATCCTAGTTGCCGATTTCTTGATCTTAAGCCAGTTTTCTTCAGTCAAGGTAATCCCACGCATTTCTGCCATCATCACTCTCCTTGGGTATTCTCATGGGAATTACGTCATACAGATTAGTTCTGCTTCAGAAACATTGGTGATATTCGAAGATGGCGATCTCAATACAGGCTTCATGAACCCATGAGTCCTAATCAGAAATAATCTATACTTTGATCTCCACCCCGTTTTTGAATGTGAACTGCACATCATCCTTGCTATACACCAGAGCGTGATCTGCAAGGGCATGCCAGAGCTTATCAGTGAACCCAGCTACCAAGCCATCCTGCTCCCTCAGGGTCTTGAGGAACAATTCCGTCTTGGTCTTGCGATACTGTTTGTCCCGCATGGCGGCATCCAGGCATGCCTCTTGTTCATGCGCACTTCTATATCGCTCAGAGAGTTTATCAAACCGTGCTCCATACGCGTCCTGGTCAATCACCCTGGAGGCATTCTCGGCGGTAAGATCTTCCATGAGAGAGACAATTTCAACGCGTTCTTGCTTCAAGTGTTCCAGTTTAGCTTCATCCTTTGAAGTATCGAAAACCTCGTCTTTAATTTCCTCGAATCCTCTGAGGATCTCATCTTTATTGGTTATGAGCTTGTTCAGCGCCCTGACGAACAGCGTCTTGAGTTCATCCTCGGAAAAGTGCGGAGCCGTACACTTGTTGTATCGATCCGTATATTTATCGTTGCACTGCCAGATCACCTTGCGGTACTTGTTGTTGGAATGCCAAATCTTTGGCCCGAAAAAGCCTCCGCAGATACCACAGCGGATGCGTCCGGAGAAGATGCTGGTTCCTTTAGTTGTTTCAATATGTTTTTTGCGGTGCACAATCTCCTTCTGCACCAGATCGAAGACATCACATTGGATGATTGCCTCATGATTATCCTGCACATAATACTGGGGCACCTCACCCTTGTTCACCACCGGTTTCTTGGTGAGGAAGTCCGCGATATAATACTTCTGCAGCAGCGCATCTCCCTTGTATTTCACATTGGTGAGAATATATTTGATGGTGGAGGGATTCCAAATCATCTTGCCCGTCATGGTGCGATACCCCTCATTCCCCAATCTTTTGGCGATGGAGAAGAAATTCATCCCTTGAAGGTATAGGGAGAAGATGTACCGGACCAGCTTAGCCTCTTCGGCATTCACAACAAGGTTACCGTCAGGACCTCTATCGTAACCGAGGAAGCGTGTGAATGGGACGGTGACCTGCCCATCTGCAAAACGCTTGCGTCGGCCCCATTTGACGTTTTCCGATATGGAACGCGACTCCTCTTGGGCTAGCGAGCTCATGATGGTGATCAACAGCTCACCCTTGCTGTCGAACGTCCAGATGTTTTCCTTTTCAAAATAGACCTCGACCTTCTTGTCTTTTAACTTGCGGATGGTGGTAAGGCTGTCAACGGTGTTCCGTGCAAAGCGGCTGACTGATTTGGTGACGATCAGGTCGATCTTGCCTGAGAGAGCATCCTTCACCATCTTGTTAAACCCTTCACGACGCTTTGTGTTGGTCCCAGAAATACCTTCGTCAGTGTAGATACCGATGAAGGACCATTCGGGTTTCCCCTTGATCATAGTAGTGTAGTAGTCGACCTGGGCTTCGTAAGAGGTGAACTGGTCTTCCCTGTCGGTGGAAACCCGAGCATAGCCAGCGACTCGTCTTTTGGGTGCGAACTGATTGTATTCTTGTCCTGTGGAGAACTGCCGGGAAGCCGGAATAACCCGTACTTCTCTCATGCTTTCACCTCCGCATCGTGCTGTTCTTGATTCTTTGCTGCGTTAGCTAATTTACGGCGGTTGGCCCATGCGTCACGTTTTGCGGTGTTCTTCCAGGGAGACTTCAACACCTCTCCATTTTTGAGATGGAAATCAAGTGTGTCGGCGAAGACCACGATATGATCTGCATACTCATCAATCCATGTCGGGTTGAATGGTGTATCCTTAGAAGCCCCTGCCAAAGGACCAATAATCTGGCAGCAGACTTGACGTAGGGTGTATACGGGAAGATTTTTCGCTCTGCACGATTTGGCTCCATGCTTTCTGCGGTGTGAACACTTATATTGACCTTGCTGGAACTGCGTGAGCTCGCTTTTCTTAGCTACTGGAGTGTAGGTGAATGTATGATCACAATACCCGCAAATAAGTTTTCCAGTAAAACAAGTACCTCGGCGCCACCGTACGACCCCAATTTGCCGTCTACGTTCACGCTCGGCTTCCACCCTCAGGTGTAGCTCCTCGTCGATGATTCTCGGATGGGTTCCTTGCACTTCAAACCTGGGAAGTTCACCACGATTTAACTTCTTCTGATGCGTGATGTGGTTGTCGGTGAAAGTCCTTTGCAGGATGCTGAAACCACGGTATTTCTCCTGATCGAGAATTCTTAATATGGAAGTTTTCCCGAAGGGCACGCCTTTGCGGTTGAATACACCACGTTCGGCCAACACATCAGAGATCTCAGTGAGCGTCATACCCTCTGCAAAGGAGCGGTACATGAAGCGCACCGCCTCGGCTTCCTCCTCAATAATCTCGAAATGATTGTCGAACCATCTGTATCCATAAATGTTGTAGGCGAGAAATTCACCCCGGGAAAAGCGCTTGCGGATACCCCACTTGACGTTTTCGCTGATCGACAGACTTTCCTCCTGTGCGTAGGATGCGAGGATTGAAAGCATCAGCTCCCCATCAGGGGAGAGTGAATCAAGGTTTTCTCGTTCGAAGCGGACGGATATGTTTTTTTCCTTCAAATGTCGCACTGTGTTCAGAAGGTCTATGGTATTACGGGCGAAGCGGCTGATGGATTTAGTCAGGATGATATCAATCTTGCCGGTCTCACAGTGTGCGATGAGACGTTGGAACTCGCTCCTGTTCTTGGTGCCAGTACCCGAGATTCCTGCATCAGCATAGACTCCAGCATATTCCCATGAGGGGTTTGCCTGGATACGGGAGCTGTAGTAGCTGACCTGGGCCGATAGGGATTCCATCAACTCTTCAGAGTCGACTGAAACCCGGGCATAGGCTGCCACCTTCTTTCTGGCTGGAGGGGAGGTGATCATAGAATCAATTTTAGTTACTATAGCCATGTGTTCTCATCCCGGTACCATTGATCGTTTTTCGTGTTGGTATACAACTTGTTCCTCCATAAGTAATTGTATTGTATCAATCACTCTAAACGCTTAGTTAGTCAAGAAGTCTCCGCAAACAATACGCCAAGAGGAGGATTATACTTTTTAAGCAACAGGGCTTTGGTATGAGAGAACTCCTTATCGGTGAGAAGACCTGATTTACATAAGACTTCGGCAATGGATAAGGATATCTGATAGGTGAGCTCAGATACGAATTGATCATTACTCATCAAAGCTCTCCTTGTAGTAGCGAGCTTTGATATAGCAATCATGGCTGCAGTACGTGCGTTTGGCGTTCCCATAGACGCTGAAGGACTTCCCGCAGGTCGGGCAGACGAATTGATACAAGGCCTTGGATGTGCGGTTGACCAGATACAGGTGTGAGTTCCACCACTTCTGGCGGCACGCCTTACAACAGAAGATGCGTTTTTTGCGCTGTGCAACCTGTACGAGTTCGGCCTGACACTGCTTACAGAAGCTTTTTTGAGCCTGGTCTGGATGTGCAAGGAGCCCCTTTTTGGCTGCTCGTATGCAGTAGGATTTCACTGTCCCCTCGAGCAGGGTGAGTGTGGTCGCGATGTGCTTGTAGCTGAATCCCATCACTCGCATCTCAAGGACTTGTTGTTTCTGGATTTCAGTCATCAATACTCTCCATGAGGGGTAGGTTCGCAAACAATCTTGGGTAACAAACGAATATGTTGTAGTTTGGGCATAGTGTTCTCCTGCTTTATGCCGGAAAACCGTACCCCTTAAGAAACTGAAAAAGCCCCGATAAGTGGTGTTAACCACGCATCGGGGCAATGATACATGCATTTGTGCACGTCAGGGTCTTGACCTATTAGTCAGGCTTCTCCTTGACGAGTTTTGTTTTTTCTATGAGGGCAACCTTCCCATCTCGTACTTTGAGAATAATGTGAATCTCTCCGTGTGATAGCGTCTTTAACTCCCGAAACATCCAATACAGGATTTCCTTCCCTTTCTCAATAGTCATCTTCTTGCCTCTCTCGTTGACTGGTCAATAAATTCATCGATATGCTCTCGTTTGAATCTTACAGCGCTCCCAATTTTTACGTAGCTTATTTTGCCGTAACATACCCAAGATCGAAGAGTTTGTTCTTTGACTCCGAGAATGTCAGCTGCATCCTGATAGGTAAGCAAGTATGGGGTGACATCGAGCTCTTTGATGAGATCTCTGATCTGTTTTAACTGTTCATTCACTGATGAACCTCCTGGTAATGAAATAGATAGGATCTAGCATATCAGAGTGTTTGTGGAACTAGTGGAGGGATGCTGTGTGTGGACTTGTTATGTTGATGATAAGACAGTACGTACGTACCTAGTGCTGGAACATATCATGATGATCAGCAATGAAAATTGTCTATCTGGTAATCAAACAGGCTTCAAAACGGTGACAATGCCGATCCATGATTGGGGACCGGTTATGAATAGATTTTTGTTGGAATATGGGGATAGAATTTCCCATGAGTAAAAGAGTCAGTTACACAGGAAAATTTACAGGCTAAAATAGCCAGCAGAGAGATCTGCTGGTTTTCTTCACACTGTATAAAAAAGTATTATCCCGTTTCTTGCTTTGAATTAGAAATTATTTCTTCTTCTCCATGTTTTTTTTGATCTTTGCTCAGATAATGGCCCCCAAAGGGGCAGCAGACCTCCTCGATAGCATTACCCAGAATTTGCGAGAGGTGGTAAAGCTCCTCCCTAATCGCTCATGACGATATCCTTCACCACCTTGATGTATGACTCAAGTCCATCTGTATAGCTCTCCAACGTCATTGTATAGACATCCAGGAGTAAGAAGTTATGCAGGAGCTCTGCCTCAGTTGTTGGGGCAGGGTCAAATTTATCAATGGGGAACTGCGGCCTTTCTAAGCCTAACTCTGGGATCTCAATAGTTACCGGTTCAATCTCGGGAACCGTCTGACATCCGTTTGCGGTACCGATCAAGAATATGGCCACTAATAGCAGCAGCACTTTGCTTGCCTTCATCTGATAACTCCCTACTCTCTGATTCTTCTGGAATTGTAGCCTTCAATTCTTCGGCTTCCTGGGTTTGCTGGTGCTGAGATTCACGGACAACCTCTTGGATCGAATTCACCTTTTGCTGAAGATCTTTTTCTTTCTCTGCCCTTTTGGACTGTCGCCTCAGAGCAGTATTATGATCCTCGAGCTTTCTAATTTTCCGGTTCTTAATGCCCATGTAGCTCAAAAGGGATCCTAAAGCCACCAGTACCCCTACAATCCACCCCATAACACTTACCTCTTGATCTTATCTGCTATTTTGATGCCTTTATCTGTAGCAACATATGCAGTCGATAAGGTCCCCGCAACGGTGACCACCTCTGTGATTGGAATCTCAATGGCTGGAACCATCGCCTGCAGCACCAGAGAAATCACTACCATAAAACACCAGAAGACCACCACCCAGAGTGTCTTGTGTTTTGTCCTACCCTTCTGATCAATATACGCCAATAGTTTATCTCCCCTTAATGGATCGCTGTCTCATTGAGATACTGTTTGATATCCGTCTCAACCTCAGTCAAATTGCCATTAGTCTTGCCGGTGCGCATGGCATCTATCACCCCCAACAGCCCCTTAAAGAGCAGTCTGTTCTCTTTTATACGCAAATCTCCTCGCTCTCTCATGATCTTGAGATCCCGACTGACATGCAGCAGCAAGGTTATGATCGCCCCGACAACTGCCGTCAATCCTGTTGCAGCTACTGTTGTCAGCACTCTTGTCCAATCAATCATCCTTGCACCTCAATCACATCCCGGGAGTTAACAAATCGGGTCTCCTCAGCCTTGAGTATTGCGTAGACGGACTGGAATATGTGCTCCATATCTGTCATCTCAATTCCCGTCAACTCCGGCTTGATGTTCCCTTCAGCATCCTTCATATAGATACTGTAATACTCCCGGAAGATAGGGACTGGTTCAGAGATGGTCTGTGGAGGTGGGATAAACTCATCCCGGCTGAGTTGCTGCAAATCAACTCCAGAAAGTAGCTCTGTTGTATAGAACATATCCTGAAGAGCTAGCACCTCTGCAATCTGCTGTTCTTTCATCACTTTTCCACTTTCCTCATTTACATACCCAACTACCGTGAATTTGATGAACCCGTATCTCGGGAAAACCTGCAGGGTCTCGATACGCACATACGCATCGGTTACCGCTGACATCGTGAAATTGTGTTCTTTTGCTAAATCGACTAAAAGACCCATGTATACCTCCTATGAATAGTCATCTTTGTTATCGGTCGCCAAAATATTATGGGCCGTGGTCATGGCCGTGGTGGTGTTCCACGTTGGGGCAACATCACTTGTCCCCCCTCCGAAGTTTGTGCAGTTGCGCAGATATCTATTACTCCCCACTCCATTGACCTGGGCAGTTCTCACATATAGTGTCCCGCGCACATATGCTTTTCCGTCCCCCTCATCTGCATACCACCTTGCCCTCCAGCGGATATAATGGCGGTGAGCTGCTTCACAATGCAGGGTCTGCCAGTAATTTGAATTACTGGACCAACTGAGAGTAGGACCTGACTGCACCCATGAAGCAGAGCCGGAAATCTTGTAATACAAGTATAGGTTGAAGGCATCATTTACCCAAAAGTTGCTTCTCCCATATCCGTTCGCATAGGCACTTTGCCCTCTCCCATATCGGTATGCAGTTGTTATAAGTGTCTCGCCAAATCCTGATGAGCCGGTTCTGGCGAATGCAGCATCAGTTACCATGCTCTCACCCGCCATCTACATCACCACCTTCACGATATACCGCCCTTTCACCTCAACATCATTCCATCTCTGAGTAGAAGGTTGATAATAAAAGGTTGCAACTACCGGCCTTCTCATCCACCATGCTTTTCTGGTCAGCCTTCCACCGTCTCGGTACGTGAGTTTAGTGTTCACCTTGTAGGAGCGGTCGCAATAGACAAGGACAAACCCTGCAACAGCTCTTGGCATCGTTCTATTTGTTTTTTTCCCGGCATGGACACTAGAGGTATCAGAAGGTATTCCGTAGTAGATCCCATCAACGATATGAGCATACCCATACTTCCACCCTCCAGGGGCTTCAATATGATCGACCACATCATTACCGACAGCTCCATAGACCTTCTGGCCGTAAATCTGTGTAAAAGGCCAGCCTGAAGTCCCTAAGTTACCGCTACCGCCACTCTGGTAGGGGATGATTCCGTTCTGAGGTGTGCGAATGTAGTTTGCATCACTGCCGTCACCATGGACGAGGCCCGGGTATCCGTTCAGTGTTTTCTCTGCAAGCACCCCATTTCCATATAAAAGGAACTGTCCGTTGATGGCTTTCAGGTATTCAACACCAGCAGAGTTCTTTATGGATAACCCAAACAGATTGCCCTGGGAAAAACTCCAGGTCTCCCCCACCGTATGCCCGGTAGGACTTCCGAAGGCAATACTCAAACCTCCATAGCCTAGTGAGTATGACTGCCCTGATATGATCTCCTGCTGAATACTCCAGGTACCGCCGTTGACCCTCCACTTGAATGCATCCTGGTAATAGGTAAAGGTATCGTAGGGGATCTCTTTCACATACCGAATCGGCCTGGTATACGTCCCGTCAGCTTCTGCTGACCAATGCCCGGCAGAGTCCCTGGATGAACCCAGATCCACATACTCGCTGTAACTGTCGAAGGTATAGACTTCGATGGTCGTTGTATCCGGCATTGATTCTGCATAGAGACTCGATGAAAAGTAGACTATACGCCACATACCTGTCGCATAATAATGAGCTGGTCCCCATACCCCAATATTCTCTTTCCAGAGCCGATTCCACATGAGATCAAGTTCATATCCCGTTGGAATCACCCAGTCACTCTTTCCCCCTGCAGTGAGCGTATCAACTGCCTGAATAGCAGCAGTGGAACCGAGAAAGGATTTGAGGGCTGTAAAGTTCGTCTCGGCATCCCCGATCTCCCGTGAATAGGTAGGAGTTGTCGGGGGACTCGAGAATGTTGATAACGGCAACATCATATCAGGAGGGTTGGTACCGTACCAGTTATCCGGCGCAGTCTCTATGTATCGCCATCCGTCAGTCCAGTTTCCCTTATCATAGAAGATGTAACCTCCACCGGGGCCAATGTCTCCAATCTGGTAGACATGCTCGACCTGATAGGTGTGCTCGATGTTCGCTTGAGTTATCTGCACTTCAACCAAATCAACAGAGACGTCCCCTTCAGTTGGAGTGAGCAGGTCATTCTGTGTACCTCCCGAATGCAGGATCTCTCCAACCCCCACGCTTTCACGGGCTGCAAATCGTGCCCCGGTATCAGCCCCCTCCCCTGATCGGAAGGTCCCGGTAAACTCCCCGTCTTTTGCCTTGATAATCCCGTTACCCAGGTAAAACCCCTTGCCGTCAGCTGGTGCTTCTCCATTGGGACTGTAGCCGGAATACACTGCCCCATCAGAGGTGACCTGGATCTTTGTCGCAATGAGGTGAGCATAAAACGGAGTCCACTCGTACTGGGTCGGACTGGTTATATCTGGCGTGGGAACTGTTTTGTTGTAGGCATGCCCGATATGGGTATGCAGCCCTTCAGTGTAGGAAGTGCTGATGTGCGAGCCGTAGATGTCACTTGCGAACGCCACCCAGGTAAACAGACTTTGCCCATCTTCTCCACGTGAACCCGCCGGTCCCTGAGGACCGGTTGGACCGGGCTCCCCATCATAGATATCAAAAAGCGTGATCTGATTACTCGTGATGATACGCATAGTTCTCCTAACTTACCGAGCAGAAGTAGGTGGCTTTGACTGTCACATCGTCATGGGAGACGCTGATCGCCTTTTTCTTGGTGGTCACGATGCTCCCGTACGCCACAGCTGTCGGGGTGAATGCGACAGAGGCCCCGTCCTTGTCGGTCTTCGTCCAGGTATAGGAGAGATTTGTGCCGGTGGGGTCAATTTCATCACCATTTTGATACACCCGACAGATGAGGATTGTACTGCCTGTTCCATTCTTGAAGTAGGTACCTGCGGTTGATTCGATAACAGCCTGGTATGGGTCGGTGACATCCAGGATCGACACCGCCTCGGTTTCAAAGCTCGTGTTGAAGGTATCAGAAGTGGCATCAGTATCTAAGATTGCGCACTTGAACATGGCAAATGAGTCCACCATGGTAGGGGTGACTGTGAGCGTCGAGGATGTTGCGCCTGTGATGGTTTCCCAGGTAGTCCCGTTGGTGGATTTTTTCCACTGATAGGAGAGGTTCGTCGTATCCTGGGTGGTGCCCCTGATGAGCTCAGCTTTGATGAGCAGTGAGGAGGGAGCACTATTTTTGAACTGGCTTCCCCCTGTCGCGTAGGCTCTTGCAACCACGAACGAGGTACCGTTTGCTACGCGCGAGAGAGTGATCACGATTTCGATGGGAAAGTCCAATCCAAGAACGGCATCAGTGTAGGTCCCGCTAAACTTGTAGTCGATCTGCCACACATCCCCCGAAAGCTTATCCTGAGCTACGGTGAGAACTCCTGTAGTGGCATTCATCGTCTCCCCATTCGAGCCGGAGGTGACTGAACTCCAGGTGATATCCCCTGCATGTCTGCGTTTCCATGTCTTGCCTGTCATGGAGGATACCACATCGACCCCACCTGCCTTTCGTACCACTGGGGTGAGTTGAAGCGACGTATCGCCTGCCCAAGAAGGGTTGAGGCTCTGGTTCGAGGTATCATATAAACTGGTGAGGGGCAGGTTACTGTCAATTCCCGTGATGAGGGATATACCATCAGTATAATCCATGAGGGTGAAACTCGCGCTTGTCTTTGCCATGGTCATTGCTCCTTATGCAGTGAAATTATCTAGGTCCAGCTCACAGAAAAAGACTGTGCGCCCGCTACAGTCAGCTGGTGTGATCTCAATACTCTTATGTCCAATTGCTTTGCTGGAGGTATTCCAGCTCTCATCCTCACTTGCATGTCCACTCGAGCGTTTCCAGCAAAAGCGTGAGGCATCAAGGTTTTGGGTGATCTCCTCGGTATTCATATACACCCGACAGCTTAATGTGGTGCTCATATCATCTACGCGGAATATCGAACCGTTTGAGGATTCGATGGTGATGGTAAACGAGGACCCATCAGCACCCGGAGGCCCGGTAGCCCCGATGGTATCGTTTTGACCTTTTGTTATGGTCTGAGTACGTACTTCTGCACTCAAATCAAACCGAGAGATGCCTACGGCTTGGTAGCTGATGATATTACTCATATCACTATAACTTTTGGCAATGATGAGAACATTCACATCCAGGCCACTAAACAGAGTATCAACCAGCCGAATAATCGATCCTGGTGGAAAGCTCCTCTCAGAGTAGAAGCTATACTGGCTAGTGCAATATCGGTGATACTGCCCTAGCAGATTTGCATGTTTTTGGGCAAGCTGTGTTGTGTGCACAAACTTGAGTTCTTCTTGCAGCAGGGTATCTGATGACTCACCAGAGAGTGGGACATCACTCGTTTTTACGACCGTAGTATCTTTTAAAAAGAGTATATCTGCGTATGCATCCATGCGAGTGATGTAATAGGGGAGGCTGCCGCTGTTGTGTGCTTCAATTTTGATATACGGTCCACCTGCTGCGGTGATAGTAGAGCTCACACTCCCACTTTGGGCAACCACCAGAGGGACCACACTCGAGATGGCAATAATCTCGTTACTCCCCACCACATTGATTTCACTTGCTGCGTTGCACGCTCCAATGAGTGCGGGCTCTCTGAGTGTATCAGCTTGTGCCTGGTCCCACTCTTGGGGGGAGAAGATCTCGATCCCATCAAAATACTGTCCTGCTTCCAGTTTCAGGTAGCAATATGGATGACCATCATCTTTACCGGTGGTATTGCGATAGATGAGATAGTTGGTTGCCTCTCCAAGCCGAGTAAAGGAAACACGAGCTGAATGATAGCGCCTGATGTTTTTATCTAGGGTGATAGCCTTGCCGCTTACCACACACAAATCATCCTGGTCGAGGATGGGGATGCCGTCAGTGGTTGTACAGTCAATGCTGAACACACACAGCTTACCGGCCTGGTTAAAATAATACACATACCCCAATTCATAGAGCATCTGATCAAGTGTGTCTTTGCAGCTCTGGGATCCATCCACCGTGGCGGTGATGTTCTCGTGTATGGTCGTACAGTCCTCTGCCATGGCAATTCCCGCCGAAGCACAAATCGCCTGAATTGCATCAGTTGCGCTGCAGTTGAACAGATGCTGGCCACCCGAGATAAATGCTTTTCCAAGTAGCCTAGTTCCCACATCTTCGAGCGTGATCTCCACAGCTTGTTTTCCAGATTCAGTGAGTGTCCATCGGTAGTTTGTAGAAAGATATCCGGTAAACAGCAGGGTCTCGCCATCACGTAATACAGCTTTGATATCACCCTCGGTCTTGATGATATCTGGAATGCTCTCGCAGTCTCTTTCAAGCTGCAGGCTCACCTGATTCGATGAGCTTTTAAGTCCGTTGAGAAGCTGATAGCGGGAGGTGATCGACCCTTTGATTATACGATCTTGGTATACTGTTTGTGTGTTTGGGCGACCGATCCCAAGATCCCCAGCTACAAATGTGAGCTCCAAAGAGGGAAGGTGTATGACTGACATCTAGCCTGTAACCCCATAATAGGACAGCTGATCGAACTCGTCTCTAATCATCTGGGCGAAAGCGCGCATCCCACCGTTACCTACCACCGGGGCTTGCTGGTAGATGTTGATGGTGATCTGTGTGGCTCCTTGATAACCGGCTGTGCTTACCGCGGTGCCCGTTGCAACTGAATCGCTTACCACGCTGCCCCCCTCTGCGATAGCATCGATGTTCGAGAGGCGGCTTGAAAGGCCGCTGAATGCCTCGCTTGAGAAGGAGCCGGGATTAGTGCCATAGCTTCTTTTGCGAAAGGGGTGGGTGAGGTTGTAGGCGGCTGTCGATATGACAGTACCTAAGTACTGGATCCAGGTTCCCAGCCAGCTAAAGAGGTCTGCGATGTACTGCACCGGACTCATAAGGACTGTGAAAGCTTTGGCAACCAATATCAGGATGGGGCTGAGTGCCTGGATAACCCCTGAGAGCACTAAAAAGATCGGTTGGAGGCTCTGGATTACCGGAGCAAGGATGGCCATGAGGATGTTTGCTAAGAGAGCGAATGCCGTGTGGATCACATCGAGAAGCGGCAGAAAGAGCTCTGCAAGGGTTTGACCGATCCAGGAAAACACATCCACAAGCGGCTGGAATACCGCAGTAAGGGCTGGCTCCATTACTGACACGAACCCTTCAAGGATAGAAAGCACTATCCCTAAGGGAGAGAGGGTGTTAAAGAGAATATCAATAACTGGCTGCAGCGTTGAGATAATTGCCCCAACACCACCGATGAGCTCCTCTGCTGCCATACCCATGAGACCCCCGGTAGCCTCCCCGAACATACCGGTGAAGATTTTTGTAAGGCCATCGGAGAGCAGAGCCCCGATCTGATCTCCCATCCTCGTCTTGGTGTTCTTTGTGTTCTCTGCAGTAGCAGCTGAGGAGCCAGCAGTATCAGCGCTGCTTGATGCGATTTGCTCGAGGATCTTCGTCTGGTTTGCAGCATCTGCCTTTTGTGCAATGCTCTCAAGCTCAGGGGCAACAATTTCATCTAGTGCAGTCTTGAAGTCGGTGGCGATATCGCCGTAAATCGTCTGTGCCATATCCGCAGTATTGGCGGTAACCGTTTTTGCCATACTAATAGCATCGGTAACAGCACCGGCGAGCATTGGTCCCAGGTTCTCGAAGGACTGGTCAGCCTGGGTTTTATAGATTTCAGCTTTCTTGCTGTAATCTGCTGCCCCGACATCAAGGGTTGCAAGCTTGTCCCCCAGACCGAAGAGTTTTCCGACCCAGGTGCCCTGGATCTTTTCTCCGGCCTTGTTGACGGCGTTTTGGATTGCTCCAAGGATTGATCCCTCGATGTTGAGCGCGATGTAGGAGATCCAGCTGATGATGCCGGTTACCAAAGAGGCGAGCATCCTGGGGATGGTATCAAACACAGCCTTTAGCATCTCGGTGGCAACAATACCAATATTTTGTACTGTGGTGGTGACAATGAGCTTGATCGAGTCCCACTCGAAGGTTTTTTTGAGCATCTCCCAGACCGTGGAGAGTGAGAGCTTGAAGGCTTCGGGGAAATTCTTGATAACAGCCCCAAAATAGTTGATGATATTCATGAGGTTCGTTTTAATCCCGGCGAACGCTGCATCCAGATTGCCCAGCCATGGGCCGAAGTTGTAGTCTATGATCCCGCCGATCTGCTGCTTGATATCCCCCCAGGTGTTCTTCATGTTGGTCAGATGCTGAGATGTATCCTCTTCGGCCATGAGAGCTGAGTACTCACCAAGCTTTCCGATCACCACATCGACAGCAGCCCCTTGGGCGAGCTCCTCCTTGGTGACCTCCCCCAAATCGATGCCCAGCCTGTTTAGCTGTGTGGTGGTTCCGGTGTAGGTGTTAAGCAGTGTGGTCATGGAGGAGTTGAGATCCTTGCCAGTCACATTAGATAAGTACACCGCTGCCGATGAGATGGACTCGATTTCATCAGCGCTCTTACCAAGGGCTGCAAGCTGAGAGACCATCGATTCAATATCACCTTTGCTGTTTTGTGTCTGGGTGCTCAGATTCTCTATGAGGGATGTTACCTGATCATAAGAGCTCGCATCCCCCAGGGCGAAGGCGAGCTGCTTGTAGGAGCGTTCGGCTGAGGAGAACTCATTGAAGCACCCGGCGACCGCATCGCCGAGCAGCTTGACTGAGGCTATGATGGCAGTAACCGAGAGCGCGGTCTTGAGTGCTCCACCGAGTTTGTCAGCAGCCCCCTTGAGGCTTCCCAGGTCCCCGGCTGCAGCTTTGACTGCCTGGCCGATATCATTCTGACCTTTGATGATGACTTTTGCCTGGGCTGCCATTTTTTTAGTTTCTCCTTTTTGCGGTGAAGTTTTACTAGCCTTTCAGCTCGTTATGAGCCTTTGGCCTGTAGTTTCTTGATCTTTTCATGCAGGTGCTTGCGGTAGTTGAGCTGTATGAGCTTGAGCACCTGCATGCTCATGTACGGCTGGTCCATGATTGAACCAGAAAAAGGCAGGTGCCTGAAATCCCCTGTCTCTGAATCGCAGATAGGCAGAAACACTTCTGTTATGTAGGGCAGCCAATACCCGTATGCTCTGAAGATCTCGAGGCTCCTTCTTCCGTTGAAGATCTCTGCACAGAGTGAGGCGATTTTGCGCCTTTCCTCTGTGCATGGGTAAAAAAACCCGCATGTGTGTACTCATTAACCACCTTCACCGTGAGATCCAGTGATTCGAAGATCAGATTCGCCACATCCTCATTTCTCATTTTCTTCTGAGCGTTCGCATCCTCGTAGAAGTTGTGATCTACCAGAATTGATGGGAGTAGATCTTTCAAGAGAGCCAAGGTATGGTTCTCTCCTTTTTCAGATGATTCTTTGAGTGTAAGCATCTGCAGTGTGGGAAGTTCTTTTAAGAGGATAAATGCCTCCTCATCTTTCTCTAATCCCACAAGAGAGCCAACCTCGATGCGTACTTTCTGGATGCACGCATCATAATTCTTTGATTTAATGAACATTAGTTTACACTCCGTATGCTGTTGATGTTGTATCGGTGATTACTACCGTTATAGGCTCCTCAGTGCCGGGAGAGAGAGCCTCGCCTGAAACCGTGGATGAGAGCATCCCTGTTCCGCTGACATTCGCATCCACCTCTCCTATTGCCACATGGGGCATCGTGATGCTGATCGTATGTCCAGGAGTAGGGGATGAGAAGGAGAGGGTAATTGCAGCGCTCTCCTCAGCTGTTAAATACGTATTCTTTAGGCTTTCGACTTCCTCGCTGTAGGGGATCTCGAAGCTGATGGTGACACTGCGCCTGCCGTGTTGCGGCTGTCCTGCATACAGACCCAACGCGTAGGTCTTGGGGGATGCCTCCAGAGCATTGTCGATCTTTACCGATGCGCTTGAGATGTCATAGGTAACCCCAGCAATGGTAAAGGTGGCTGCGGTACATCGGTAGGGCCGATAAGAGAACCCGGTTAAGCTTGTATTGAGGCTTCCGCTCTCCTCATTTGTTCCCTTGATGTCGATGCTGCCTTTCACATAATCCCCTGCGGCGCACTCAAGAGAGAACGATGAAATACTGCATCCGGTATAGCGCTTGGTTGCAGCCTTCCTGTCCACTATCACGGTGAGACTGGGAAGGCTCTCGTTCACATCGCACAGGTTCATGGTGTGCGTGTAGTTCTCACTTTCACCCACCAGCTCGCAGAGATCTGCCCCTCCCATGGCCGCATGCAGTAGGAGTCCTGCAGATTCAGGCCGGAGAATGAAGCTGACCGAGCCCTCAACAGAGACCGACAGCAGATCCCGGCTCATAGCGGTCTTTGAACCAAGGAGCGAGCCTTCATCGCCTTTTTCAACGCTCAGCTTGATGCTTTCGCTCGTTAGATCGACCAGGGCTGAAGGAGCCCCTGCGAGTGCGAAGGAGCTCTCCTTGCCAATTTGCAAGCTTGAGCCTGTTCCTGTTAGAAATGCCATGTGCAATTACCTCACTTTGAGAAAAAGTTAAAAGTCTTTGGACCACTGGAGCTGGAGGCTGACTTCGATTGCTGTGATCGTTGCCGAGGCAGTGACAGCAGGGTAGTAGTCCATGTCTGTGATCCTGGCGAAATCGATGAATCCGTCGAGGGTTTGATTACGCCTGAGCAGGATATAGAATGCGGTGTAGTAGCCAAACACTCTTCTGACCAACTCTTCGCTCGAGGCGCCTTTACAGAGGAGGAACACGGTCACCTGCATCGTCGCCAGATCGCTTCCCATGCTCAGCTGCTCTAGGTTCTCGTAATCTGGCTGGATGAAGAACATCGTATTGCCTCTCATCCGGTCCACATCGGGAAAATCGATTTTGATATTGTTTTGTGTGATCGCTCCCAGTTCTTCTTCATCCCCATCTGCAACATGCTCTCCGATCTGGGAGGCTAGTATCTCTTTGAACCTCTCGAGCACCTGCATCTCTGTTTTCATGTTTTTACGGACTCCTTTTCGATGCGCTTAAGTTCTTTTTGCATGAGCTGGTCAAGCTTTTGCCCGAATGCCGGGGATGAGAGATAATGCTTCACTGGTGTGGCAACAAAATCACGCTCAGGAAGCTTGACCGAGTGGACCTTGATCCACTTACCGTCCTTTTGGAAGGTCAGGTAGCCGCCGTCTTTGGCGGTGATGTGGGCCCCCTTCGCAAGTGCATAGCCGTAAAAAATCTTATGCTTCTCAGATTGTGCTTTCGCTTCGACGATCACAGCCTTACCGCTTCTAATGACTTTTCGGGAAATACTCTTATACAGCGCCCCTGTACCTTTAGAGAGTCCGTGGCTTTTGTAGGCTTTCTTGACCTGATTCTTTGCGGTAGTCCCGACCCCAGAGAGGATCCTGCGCATCGTCTTGTCTTTGTTAGCCCCTAAGCTCTCGAGATATCTTAAAGGCTCTGTGATGTCAGCCTCGACTGATACACTCTCTGTGGTGTGTTTGGATCGTCCAAACATATTTAGAACCTGATGATACGTAAGCTGTCCAGCGGCTGCAGGTACTTACGGTAGTTGCTGTAGTTGATGAACGTCCGGCTGTTATCAGCAAAGCTCTTTCCGGTCAGCCCGATGTTCCCGTTAGTTTCACTGAGCATAAGCGTCGCAATTCGTAAGGCGGAGAGGATGATGACACTTGGCATGTGCTCACCCTCCCATCCTGCGGTGTAGCTGATGAAGATGTTCTCCCTACCGGGGGGAAACACCCAGCGGTTAGCTCTGCTGCGTATGTGATCACCAGAGAGGACAAAGCCCAACGGATCTATCACGGTCTGATTCACCGCGATTGTATGCAGCTGCGTGATGTTTCGCGATGGCAGGTAGAGCTTGTGCGTCCCCGTCCCTGAGAGCACTACGTCGGTGTGCTGCTGGGATCTGGGGTCATAGCCGAGATATCCGGTAACAATCTCTTCGGCCGAGGTGAGAAAGGATCCTTTGAGCATCACTGCTCCGGCTGAGTCCTCGTAATTCCCACTATAGGTGTTAAACATATCTATGCTGACTATCATTTTTTTAGATCCCTTTTAGATAACAGCGAGTGCCATCAGATATCCTGATGACACCCAGTTTCGTATGGTTCTATTTGTTATGTGGTACTCATGAGCCCTGCAGCTTTGAGCTTTGCAAGCAGGCTGTTGAAATCAAGCACAAGATCCTCTATCGTTGCTGCCGTGCTCTCAGCCTGACTTGCTGCAGGGTTCAGCTCTGTACTTGGAACCCCCTCAATGATCGCCGCTGGATCGACTGATACCTGTGCCCCGGCAGCGATGACCACTTCCCCTGCAATGACTGTCTTCTCTCCACCGTGTTCTCTATAGTTTTTTGTGTTGTAGCTCATCACACCCCCTTAGGCCTTCTGCTGAAGGACCTTGATCGCCTCACTGAGAATCAATTTCCCATCCACTCTCTGGCTACCAAGAAAACCCACCTGGCCTGTGGGAGCGAACAGCTCTCCAAGGCGCTTAAAGGTTCTTCCCTGTCGGTCAGCGATCCAGTAATAGGAAAAATCTCCGAAAACGAGTGTCTTGGCCCCGGCTGCGATCTCGGGCATGTATGCTGAAGATTTTACCGGACGACTGAGTATGCTATCTGGAGTACCTGCAGACAGTGATGGCTGCCAGATGTACTGTCCATTCCCGTCTTTAAGCTTTCGAATTCGTTTGATGGTCGTATCGTTAGTCAGCCAAACTGCGTTCTTTCGATACGGGGCTTTAAGTGCATAGAACAGATCAATGAGTTCATCACTTGCGATAGCAGTAGCCGATGCAGCTGATACCCCAACATCTGCTCCACCACTTGATGCAAGGATTCCCAGAGGTTTACCTACACCATCCCCAGTAAAGCATGCGGCTTCTTCCTTTGCTCCAATCCTCCGTGCAAACTCACGAGCGATGTATGCTTCAATATCGAAGACGCTGTCGTTGATGAGCTCCTCTGATACCTTGATGATCGTACCAAGTTTGTACGCCCCAATGGTAACCTGTCCGAACGAATCATCGCTTTCAGGATATGCTCCTCCCTCATCAATCCATGCAGCCTCACCCTTCGATGCAGAAATGGGGATCTTTCTGTCCCCACTGGAGGTATGGATAATGTGAGCAATGCCTCTAAAAATGTTCTCATCCTCTAGGGCTTCAACGAGGATACGCTCAAACTCATCAGGGACAAGGTAGCCGCCTTCAGAATCAGTTCCTACCTGCAAGGCATTCTGCAAATCAGGAGTATTTCCACGACTTCGGATAAGATTCCAAAATGCCTTTTGGTAGGCCGAAGATGCCCTTCCGGTTTTTTCATCTCGTTTGGGGATATCTGGCCGGCTGGTGATAGGAGATCCCACGTGGGCATTGAGCTCCCGCTCAAAGGCATCCAAGCGTTCCTGCCGCTCAATCTCATGGCCAAGATCCACAATCTCAGATTCCATGCGCTCATAGGTTGCCGTATCCTCTGCCCCAAGGGTCCCGTTTTCTTTACGTCTTTCATCCAAAAAGGCTTTTGCCTTCTCCCAGGTCTTTGCACGCTGTGCTCTCAATTCTGTGGCTTTGTTCATGTGTGTGATCTCCTTTCTCTATGGTTTGATAAGACTCAGTCGCTTCTCGAGCTCTGAGAGATTGGTGCCCATTTCCTTAGCAGCTTTCGGTCGGTATGTCGCGGTTATTTTGTTCATTAATGAGCTTTCGGCATTCTTCGTTGAGAATGCGTAGGCCTCAGGTGTGATGAGCTTTTTGCTATCTTCTAGAATCCCATCAGCAAACCCCAGCTCCATTGCCTTGTTGGCGTTCATCCATGTTTCAGCATCCATAAGATGACTCAGTCGTGTTCTACTCAGACTCGTTTTAAGCTCGTAGGCGTTGATAATACTTTCTTTAACTTCGCCCAGCATGCTGATAGCTTTCTGCATTTCCTCATGATTTCCGTAGGCGAGCGTGATAGGGTTGTGGATCATCATCAAAGCCGTTGGTGCCATCAAGACCTTGGTCCCAGCCATCGCAATTACTGAGGCAGCACTGGCAGCAATCCCATCGATTTTCACTGTGATGTGGCCAGAGTAATCCATGAGCATGGCATAGATACGACTTGCTGCGATGCAATCTCCACCTGGAGAGTTCATCCAGATGATGACATCCCCATCGCTTGAGAACAATTCGTCGCTAAAAATCTGTGGGGTGATATCATCATCAAACCAGCTTTCTTCAGCGATCGTGCCGTAGAGCTCAAGGACTCGTGGCTCCGTGTGATCTTCGCTCTGGTTTTTCCATTGCCAGAATTTCTTCTTTTTCATCCGTATCTTCTCCTGTATCAGTTTCTGTGCTCTCATACGCATATGCTCCGGCACGATTGAGTGGAAGCATGTTTCCGTTTATCAAATAGAGATCCCCACCATCCTCTTGGGGTATGTGATCGAGATCCTCTAAGGTGCGTATGTCATTAGCACTCATCCATCCGTTTTGTCTGGCAGTTGCATAGCCTGACATGCGGCTTTGATAATCACCTCGAAGTAGTCCCTCAAGGTTGAACCGGAAAAACAACTCTCGTTTTTCATCACGTCCGAGTAGCGCCCGTGAAAGAGCTTGCTCCCAGCGGATCACCCAAGGATCGAGTGTGTATTTCACAAACTCGAGGGACTGTTGCTCGATGTTTGAGAAACTTGATTTCTCCAGATCCCCCACCATATGAGGAGGGATACGGAAGATGCGAGCGATCTCATTGATTTGAAATTTTCTGGTTTCCAAAAATTGAGCCTGCTCAGGGGAGATCGAAATCGGCGTATATTTCATACCTTCCTCTAACACAGCAACTTTCCCTGAGTTCGCAGAGCCTCCAAACTGACCCTGCCAAGTCTCTCTGACTCGAGCTGGATCCTTGATAGTCCCTGGGTGCTCTAAGACTCCACTTGGTGCTGCCCCATGGGCAAAGAATTTAGATCCAAACTCCTCGCAGGCGATCGCCATGCCGATTGCATTCTTTGCCATTGCAATAGGTGAGTAGCCAACCAATCCATCGAAGCCTAACCCGGGGATATGGAGCACCTCACTCGGATCAAGGATCACTGACGTGCCGGTCATTGTCGGAGCATCTTCACTGCTGGTGGTATACTGGTAATAGAGCTTCCCGTTTTTGTTGCGATCCACCTGCATCCTCGATGGCATCAGAGGATAGAGGGCTGCAACTTCTCCTTTGCCGTTACGAATGATCTGTGCGTATGCATTCCCCCACAGCAGCAGATGACTCATGAGCGTTTCCCGGAAGACAAAGCTTGTCATCTCAGCATTGGGCTCATCGTGAAGGAGCGTGTAGAGCAGATGATCTGTTGCTTTTGCTTTATTACCACCTGTTTCAAATCGGTAGAGATGGAGAGGTAAGGAAGCTATTGCCTCAGCGAGAATTCTCACGCACGCATACACGGCAGTCATCTGCATGGCAGATCGCTCGTTTACCGGTTTCCCTGAAGTGGAGCTGCCAAAAAGGAAACTATATGAGGACCCGGATGTCCTGTTTACAGGCTTATCCCTCGCTTTTGGGAAAAGCTTACCAATGAGTCCCATGAGTTTTTTTCTCCTAATTGTCTATATGAAAAGAATGCCTCGCCCGTCGTAGACCGAGGCACTTGTGTCGTTACCACAGCGAATCGCCCGATCGAGCGCCATGATGGTTGCCACAGCCCCGTCGATTTTCTCAGTCGATTTCTCTTTATCCGGTTTGATGTTCCCGGCAGGATCAGTACGGATAAAAATGTTATCCATCATCCATCTGAGCACCGGGTGACCACCATGAGCAAGTTCTCTGCCCAACACCAACTTCATAAGCTCTTTTGTCGGTGGGCTCATATCTTTAAACCCCTGACCGAATGGCACGACAGTAAAGCCCATGCCTTCAAGGTTCTGTACCATCTGCACGGCACCCCACCGGTCAAAGGCAATTTCTCGGATGTTATACCGTGTGCCCAAATCCTCAATGAACTTCTCAATGTATCCGTAATGAACAACGTTTCCTTCGGTGGTTTGGATATACCCTTCACGCTCCCAGATATCGTAGGGAACATGGTCTCGTCTTACCCGCAGTCCAATCGTTTCCTCAGGGATCCAGAAGTAGGGGAGAATACGGTAGGTTTCATCCTCATCAGTTGGAGGGAACACCAACACGAATGCGGTGATATCCGTTGATGATGAGAGATCCAATCCTCCATAACACACACGCCCCTCAAGATCATCCGGGTTTACTTGAAAATTGCACTGATCCCATTTCTCCATGGGCATCCAACGCACAGCTTGTTTTACCCACTGATTGAGACGAAGTTGCCTGAAGATATTCTCCTCTCCCGGGTTCTCCCGTGCACTCTCACATGCAGCTTTGACTTTATCTAATGCAATGGTTTCACCTAGCGATGGATTAGCTTTCTTCCAGGTCTGAGAACTCGTCCAATCCTCATCTTCTCCAGCCCCAAAGATCACCGGATAAAATGTCGAGTCCTTTTTTCGCCCCTCGAGGATATCCATTGCTTTCTGATGTTGCTCATAACAAATTGAATGAGTATCGGTCCCCGCGGTAGTAATCAAAAAGAACAATGGTTGCGTTCGTGCATCTCCTGAACCTTTGGTCATCACATCAAAGAGCTTTCTGTTTGGCTGGGTATGTAGCTCATCGAATACGACCCCATGAATATTAAAACCATGCTTTGAGTAGGCCTCAGCTGAGAGGACCTGGTAAAAACTGTTCGTCGGAGAAAACACAATCCGCTTGGTTGCTGTAAGGATCTTGACTCGACGGTTGAGTGCTGGGCACATGCGTACCATGTCTGCTGCCACTTCAAACACAATGGAGGCCTGCTGGCGATCTGCAGCACACCCATAGACTTCCGCGCGCTGCTCGAAATCCCCGCAGGTGAGCAGTAAGGCGACAGCTGCAGCAAGCTCTGATTTACCGTTTTTCTTTGGAATCTCGATATAGGCGGTATTAAACTGCCGATATCCGTTGGGCTTCATAATGCCGAACAGATCTCTGATGATTTGTTCTTGCCAGTCCATTAGGAGAAACGGCTTACCAGACCAGATACCTTTGGTGTGGCTCAAACACTGAATGAAATCCACCGCATAATCAGCTTTCACCCGTTCATAGACTGAGCTCTTCGCCGCAAATCGGGTAGGTGTATAGTTTTTAAGCGTTCGCATCTGATCATCCTGGTGTTGAGCATGAAAAAGACCCCAGAGGGGCCTTTCATGTAAGAGAATACTCATAGCAAGAAGCTACAGAGCTTTTTTTACCTGTTCGACATGTCTGCTAGGAGGGCAGCCTTCTAATCATATCTACACCTGGTACGATTCCCAGGGTGCTCCCATTCTTCCAGGCTACATGGATAGTTCCAATATCATCTACGTGAAGCACGCGTCCTTTGGAACCTTGGGGTGGCGAGTGCACATCATCCATATGTACCAACTCAACCATGCAGCCGACTGGATATTGTTTTCGTAGCACGTTGAGGGGCCTTTGTTTTTTATTCATATACGCATCCTCCTTGGGTGGTAGTAGTAATCGCGTATGTTTGAACACATATCAAGTCTTTTTTTCCACATCATTTGGATGCCAGTTACTTCTCTGAGATGATTTCTTCATAGGTATAGCTCAGCCCATCACGCTCAAGGGATACCCCATCAGCAGATCCGATAAGTTCGATATAGCGTTTTATAATCACATCACAAAATTTTTCATCAATCTCGGTGGTATAACATGATCGCTCTGTTTGCTCACACGCTATCAAGGTACTCCCGCTTCCCCCAAAGGGATCGAGAATGAGCGTGTTACTCATCGAGGAGTTCATGATCGGGTAGGCCAGAAGGGCCACCGGCTTCATGGTAGGATGGTCCCCGTTCTTCTTGGGTTTGTCGAATTCCCAAATGGTTGATTCCTTCCGGCCGGTATACCACTGGTGTTTACCTTTCTTCTTCCAACCAAAGAGAACCGGTTCATGCTGCCACTGATAAGGGGATCGTCCGAGTACGAGCGATTGCTTTTTCCAAATGCAGGTACCAGAGAGATAAAACCCTGCATCGCTGAATGCTTTACGGAAGTTCAGTCCTTCGGTATCTGCATGGAACACATAGATGGATCCATCATCAGCCAAGTAATCACAGGTGTTATTGAATGCTGCAAGTAAAAATTCATAGAAGGCACCTTCTCCCATGTTATCATTTTTAATCTTTCCAGCTTGAGACTCATAGTTCACGTTGTAGGGTGGGTCAGTGACAACAAGATGTGCCTTATCTCCTGCCATCAGCAACTCAAAGCTCTCAGCTTTAGTGCTATCCCCGCAGACCAGACGGTGCCGTCCAAGCTTCCAGAGATCCCCTTGTTTGGTGATCGCAGGTTTTGCAAGTTCCTCTTCAATATCGAACTCATCATCGTGTATGCCGTCTTTGAGAGATTCCTTAAACAGATCATCAATCTCTGCAGGCTCGAATCCAGTAAGTGAGACATCAAAATCTTCTGCCTGCAAATCAGAGATGAGTAGGGCAAGCTTGTCCTTATCCCATTCACCGTTGATTTTATTGAGTGCAATATTGAGTGCCTTCTCTTTATCAAGAGGCAACTCAACAATCACGCAATCGAGTTCTGTGAGTCCTAAATCTTTAAGAATTTTTACTCGTTGATGTCCTCCAATAATACAGCCGGTAGTTTTGTTCCAGATAACTGGCTCTACATACCCAAACTGTTTTATCGATCGTGTGAGCTTCTTATATTCAGCATCATCTGATCCCAGGTCTTTACGTGGGTTGTAGTCTGCCGGAAGCAGTTCATCAATATGTTTTTTCTCAATAATCACGCTTCACTACTCCCTTTAAGCTTCTGTATGTATCGGTCATTGATTCGCTCCCACGGGAACAGGTTGTTGCCAACATGTCCGTAGCAGGATGTTTGAGTGAAGATGGGATTGCGTAGTCCCAGCTCTGATATGATATCTTTTGGTCTGAAACTAAATGTCCTAGTGGCAGCCTTGGTTAGATCTTCATCACTCACTGTACCAGTTGAAAAAGAGTTTACATTCACAGCCACGGGCTCTGCTTTCCCGATTGCATACGAAATTGCAACTTCACACTGCCGTGTAAGTCCTGCTGCCACGATATGCTTGGCAATGAATCTGGCCATGTAGGCACCGGATCGATCCACCTTCGTTGAATCTTTCCCACTAAACGCTCCTCCTCCGTGACGGGCTAGCCCACCGTAGGTATCAACCATGATCTTGCGTCCGGTGAGTCCAGTATCAGCTGCAGGTCCTCCCTCAACGAATCGTCCTGAAGGATTGATAAGGATCTGGGTGTTCTCGTCGAACGGGAAGTCACTGAACGCCGACAAAAGGATGTTGTTTATGATCTCACCCTTTAGTGTATCCAGATTCTTATTCTGTTCGTGCTGCACCGAGACAATTATGGCTTCTACTCTTATAGGGATGTCACCCTCATATTCGATTGACACCTGAGCCTTTCCATCGCTCTTGATGCCGTCGATAGTCCCGTCCTTACGGCACACATCCAAAAGCCGGCAAATACGGTGGGAGAGCTCGATCGGAAGCGGAAGGTAGGAAGACCTCTCGCTTGTCGCATACCCATACACCGTTCCCTGATCCCCAGCTCCCAATTCTGTCTCTGTGTTCTTCAGGTCTCTGATTTCCAATGCCCTATCTATACCTGCTGCGATATCAGCACTCTGAGTGTGGAGGAATACCCTCACCATAAAATCTTCTGGATCATATCCAGTCTCTTCTAAAGCAGTGCTTACAATCTCTTTGACGTTGATACTCTTCTCACAGGTCAACTCACCTGCAACAATAACCTGTCCCCGTGTCGCCATGACTTCACATGCCACACGTGAAAGGGGATCGACAGCTAAACATGCATCAAGGATTGAGTCTGCGATATAATCACAGAGCTTATCAGGATGTCCCTGACACACACTCTCGCTCGTGAGATACTTTCTCATGTTTGAATTCCTTTGAATTGTTTGATTTCTACCTGATTTTCCGAGCTTTCAGCAGTCGTTCCATCAGATCATCTTGCGGGCTTGCTCCCTGGAATTCAGTAGAGCAATTCTCCTTCACAACCTGAAATATTTGATACCAGCACTGATTCACCTGCTTCATATACTCCCTGCTCATCGTCACATAGGGAGAGGATATTGCAGCGCCAGTTGTCGGGTGCTTTGCAAGAAATCCATACTCACTGATTGCCGTCTCACACTGGATCCACCTAGCAACGGACATGGCATACTGCTGAAGAATCTGAGGACTCACTAACTCTTGACACCCTCTATCTTTGAGCCAGTTCCACGTTTCTTCATATACCTCTTTCGCACAGAAGTCCTGACCGTTTTTCTGGTCGGCTGTCATGTAGTCTTTTACTGGTGGCATCACAGAGCCTTCCAAGTCACCAGTCTCAGGAAGCTCAACTACAATTGCATGTTTACCTGTATTGATTTTCTCGGTCAGTGCCTTTGGCTTTCTTCCCGCACCAACCCGAGCTCCGCCACGGTTGGTACCGTCTTTCGCCATTGGTGTACCGCCTTTAAAAAGTAGGGGGTCAATACCCCGTTTGAATTCGCGTTTTTGCGCGTAAAAGCCCCTGCCCGTTGTATGCTATATATGGTGTAGAGAATTGATTACCCCCTACCTATAGCACCACATATAGTTACCTTTTAACGTTCCATCGGTCTCCGCGATCTGCGTGAAGGTGTGAATGGCAGGAAGTACAGAGTGACATGAGGTTTACCTCATCGTTTGTCCCACCTTCACCTGCCGCCTTGATGTGGTGGACTAGTGTTGCCCGAGTCATGTTTCCCTCCCTTCTGCACAGCTCACAGAGGGGATGCTCATCAAGATATTGTTTACTGATTTTCCGCCAAGCATATCCATAGCGCTTTCTGGTATCTGGATTGCGTTGATGACGTTCGTAGTGTCTTGCAGCAGCCTTCCCGTGTTCCTCGCAGTAGCACCCATCAGTGAGGCGGGGGCAGCCTGGATGAGAACATGGTCGCTTTGGTTTGTAGGGCATCGGCTGTTCTCCTTCGTTCATAAAAAAAGCCCGGGAGGATTTCCCGAGCTCTTTGGTTTCACGTTTCTGATGGTAGGGTAGTACAGATAGCAAACTACTTTCAACTGTTATTTTCTGATATTTTAACGGTATGAAAAAAATACGCATATGCCTTATATTTATCCCGTGAGTGTTTATAATCTCCCAAACAGATACTGGATATGGGGGATTGTTGTGTGCTTGTACGATAGGTATAGTTTGATATCGATAGTTACCAAGAATTATGAAACTAACAATTAATAGATTCCATATATTCGTAAACTATTTGACTTATTGGATAGTTGGGCGTATCATACAGATATGAATGATATATTGCGCCTGATTATCGCGCAGCAACAGCAAAGATTGAAAAGCAGTTTCCCGATTGTATCTCGGGATACAGAGATCCTCCCGGTCCCAAGAAAAGCCACCATTATCATTGGAATCAGACGAAGCGGGAAGTCCACATGGCAGCATGAAAAGATGGAAAGGCTCCTGAGTTCTGGGGTGCCAACAGAAAGCATCTGTTATATCGATTTTTCTGATGACCGATTGGATTTTCTCAGACTTGAAGACTCGGACCCCGCAGCGATCACAGATACCTACTATGGGATGTATCCCGAAAAGCACGAGCAACGAATCTACTTCTTTTTTGATGAGCTTCAATATGTAAACCGGTGGGCACAACTCATCAACAGAATACAGACTACAGAAAACTGCGAGGTGTATATTACCGGTTCATCTGCAAAACTACTATCTAAAGAAATAGCGACTGAACTTGGCGGCAGAACGTACACCTGGGAAATGTTCCCGTTCTCCTTTCGCGAATTCCTCAGAGCCAACAACAAATCTGAATCCATAACTGATATTTCCAGCAGAGATGAGATTATTGGTGCTTTTGGAGAATATGTCACCAAAGGAGGAATGCCTGAACGGCTTTTTTTACCAAGGGAGGCAATGGCTGCAATATATTTCCAAAATCTGGTAAATGATGTTCTCACCAGAGACATCATGCTTAGGTATAATATTCAGCATCCGGTTCAGCTGAAAAGACTTGTACAGATGCTGATGACTAACTACTCACGGCTTTTCTCAGTGAACAAACTGAAACAGCGTCTTGCAGGAGAAAGAAACAAACTGTCACATGAATTGATAAGTGATTATATCGACAAGATGATAGATTGTTATCTGCTGTTTACTGTTCCAATTCGCTCCTACAACACGGCAGTTCAAGCGGTAAACCCGAAAAAGGTTTACTGTGTTGACCATGCTATGGCACAGGCATTTTCTCGAGCGACCTCTGAAAATAATGGGTTTGCTTTGGAAAACATGATCTTTGTGGAACTCAGACGTACCATGGAGCATGTGTACTACTATAAGACCGCACATGGTGATGAAATCGATTTTGCAGTTGGCCCAGATGCTGACTTGCGTTTGATTCAGGTTTGTTGGGAACTCGGAGGGCAGGGAAAAACGAGAGATCGTGAAACTAAAGCTCTTCTTGATGGAATGAAGGAATTAGACCTTCAAGAATCTTGGCTCATAACAGCATACGAAGAGGAAGAAGTCAAAGATGAGGAAACTAGCAGAACGATTCATGTAGTTCCTGCGTATAAGTGGTTATTGCAAACAGAGACCCCAATTTGACGCAATCCTGATCTCAATTAATCTCCCACAAGATTGTCTCACATGGAAGTATATAATTTACTGATGGTGCAATATTACCAAATGATTGGAATGTTTTAATAAAAAGCTTTTATTTATTTGGAAACTATTCAGGTTCAGCAGGTTTGTCAAACATTGTTTTCAGCCTTCATGCAATAATAGAAATCCCTGAAGGACTAATGCTTGATGAATCCTGCCTTGATTGCCCCTGCTTAAGCTCCAGGCACTCTCACCAGTGATAGCGCCTTGCGATGAAGGTGGTATATATAAGACTGGCTGTATCCAAGCTGAGCAGCTATCTCCTCCCAGCTCATAAAAGTGAGATATCGCATCTCAAGGATAGTTTCACACTCCATACTGCTGATACACCTGATTGCCCTAGCAATGCTGTTTTTCAACTGTACAAGCAACGTAATACCGTTACTGATTTCTGTCTCCAAATCCACAATCTTCACAACCGCTTCTTCCATTGCAGAACGATGGGCTCTTGGAGTTTTCGGCATATCTGAGATGTGTGGGGACACGTAGACCGCATGTTCTTTCAGCCAGTCAAGCTGACGTTCTTTAGCCTTAATACGTTTATCCAAATACAAAGCTTGGGATAGATATTCCTTTGCGTTCATGCACTCATCTCCTGTAGGTAAATGGTGGTAAGCTCTGGGGATATCTCGCAGAGAAACTCAAACCACTCATCGGCGAAAAACTCCTCGATCTCTTGTTTGGTTTCCAGTGCGTACGGGTAATCAGGGTTGTCAGCAAGAAGATCCACTGCCTTACGCCAGTCTTTGAGTGCACGCTCAACGATTGCCGTCACAAATAGTCGCATGGTTTTTTCTGTCATTTTCGTAGTCCTCCGCTAAGTTCTGCCTTTACTGCATCGATTAGAGCATCTTGGGTTTGTGCCTTACCGGTGAGGACCTTCATGATGCGCTCGTCTATGGTTCCGGTAGTGATGATATACTGGACCACCACCGTCTTTGATCTCTGGCCTTGTCTCCAGAGCCGTGCTACAGTCTGCTGGTAGAGCTCAAGGCTCCAGGTGAGGGAGAACCACACAAGAGTGTCGCCACCGCTTTGCAGGTTCAGCCCGTGTCCTGCAGATGCTGGGTGGATCAGGCCGACAGGTAGTTTTCCTTTGTTCCATGCTCGTATGCTTTCACTCGTGTCCAGACAGGAGAAGGGCACCTTCAGCCTCTCAAGCCTCGATGCGATCCTCTTTTGATCATGTTTGAACCAATAGGCCACCAGTACGCTCTTGCCATTTGCCGCCTCGATTATGTCCTCTAGTGCGTCAAGTTTTCGCTCGTGGAGTGATAGTGTCTTGCTCTCCTCGGTATAGATGGCTCCATTTGCTGCCTGTAGAAGTTTCCCAGAAAGGCTTGCTGCATTGGAGGCAGTGATCTGCTCATCCTCTAGCTGCAGCACCAGATCCTTTTTCAAACTGTCATAGACAGTTCTCTCAGCTTCAGAAAGAACCACCTGATACTCTGTCGTGATAAGCTCCGGCATCCTGATATGGTCGGAGGCCTTCATCGAGATGGTGATATCGCTGATTGCCTGGTAGATCTTCTCCTCTGCCCCTGGGGCTGGTTTGTAGCTGAATATGACCTGAGCGTTTCTCTTGTCAGGAAGAAAGTAGGCATCACGATAGGCTGTGATGAACCTGCCCAGGCGCACTCCCATATCCAAGAGCTTGAACTGAGCCCACAGGTCGATCAGACCATTGCTTGCGGGAGTTCCGGTAAGGCCGACGATGCGACTGACCATCGGACGGCGTTTCATCAGGGCGCGGAATCGCTTGGAGCGGTGGTTCTTGAATGATGATAACTCATCGATGACGATCATGTCGTAGTCAAATGAGGTTCTGCTTTCCTCGATGAGCCACTGCACGTTCTCACGGTTGATGATGTACAGATCCGCTTTTCTCTCCAGTGCCTCACGCCGCTCAGCAGTAGTTCCCACCACAACAGATGCGATCAGCATATCAAGATGATCCCACTTCATGATCTCAGCAGGCCAGGTATCTCGTGCTACTCGAAGTGGGGCTACGATCAGGACCTTGCGGATCTTGAATGAGTCAAAAAGTAGGTTGAAGACTGCGCTCAAGGTGATGATCGTTTTGCCCAGTCCACAGGCAAGGAGCACTGCGGCTATTGTGTGGTCTTCTATGTATCTGGTTGCAAAAACTTGGTAGTCATGCGGTGTGTATGTCATGCAATATCTCTCCTATCTTGTTAGTTGAATCCAGGACATATACCCTGAATCCTAGTCGGCGAAGCATCCCATGCCTTGCTTCCTGCAATGCTCTCGGCTTCTTCCCCGGAGCCTTTACTTCCACAAAGGCAACCCTCCCTTTTGGCAAGAGCACCAAACGATCTGGCATTCCATCAAGTCCAGGACTTACAAACTTCACAGCCCGACCTCCCATATTTTTCACAGCTTTTACCAGCTGCATCTCAATTGTTTTTTCAAGCATAGAGCTCCTCCACGGAACGATGGAACGAAGGAACGATAAGAACCATATATTCCTATGCGCGTGTACGGGCGTACACATGCATCTTTATATATCTATATGAATACTCATAAGGAGAATTCTTGTTCCTTCGTTCCAAGGTCATGAAAACCTCAAATTAAACAGGTTTCTCTGCAGGTTTTGGCCGGAACCAACTCTGGAATGAGTGTGGAACGAACTTAATCTTGTTCCGTTTTCACTACTGCATAGGCATGCTGTTTGCCATAGATCGGGAAGCACTTCGTTCCAGTTTTCGTTCCGCGATATTTTTCCCATCCTTCCATCTTCTGCATAATGGCAGCAATCTCAAACGAGTCTATCTTACGGAGTGTTGATCCATCTTTTCCGAAGCACTCACACCAGATCTCCATATTGCAGGTATAAGATCGCTTGTTTTTTCCGCCATCATTGTTGAACCCAGAGAGATAATCTCGTCTTTGACCAAGTTCCATGTTTTCCCAGTTTTCAGGTAACAATGTATCGAGGTATTCTCTGACAAGGCCCTCGCGTTCATCACCTTCTAGAGCTTCACGTTGCTCATCTTTTGCTATGAGCTCAATTTCGGGATCCAGATACAGCTTCTCACCTTCAAGTACGTAGTGCTTTACCTCAGCCCAGATCTGCTGCACATCCTCATCGCCCATCTCCCAGGGAAGCTTCTTTGCGTTGCCGGGAGTATTAATCGGCCAGAAGCGACGGTTACCCGTAATGTCTCTGAGATAGCCGTTCTCTGCATTTGTCGTACCGATGAAAATGCACTGCCGGGGGTGGGGCGTGGCGCGCCTACCAAATGCAGCGCGGTAGATGTCATTTTGGCGGGATATAAAGGACCGAAGCGTCTCGGTTTCCGCTTTCCTCAAGCCCGCCAACTCACCAATTTCCAGAATCCAATAACCTTGCAGTTTTTCTGCAGCTGTCTTGTCCTTGGTGTCGCTGAGATTAAGGCTGTCGGAGTACCAGGGGTCCGCGAGCCTCGCTATCGTGGTGCTCTTACCGATTCCCTGAGGACCTCGGAGGACGGGCATGCTGTCAAACTTGCAGCCTGGCGATATCACACGCTTGTATGCAGCGCACAGGGTCTTCTTGGTGACCTGCCTGGTGTAGATGCTGTCTTCAGCTCCGAGGTAGTCTATGAACACGAGCTCTGCCCGAATCTCTCCATCCCACGGGGGAAGGGAGTCGAAGTATTCCCGGATGGGATGATAGGAACGGTCGTCGGTAACCTTGGAGATCGCGATGTCGTAGTTGCGAGAGCTGAAGGTGCCGTAGTTCGCATCGATGTAGCTGACCAACTGTGAGTCATCCGCATCACGCCAGAACCGGGACGGATGCTGCCAAGGTACCTCACCAACGATCTCGATGGCATCCAGTAATTGATTGAAGACGATGTTCCGCAGTGCCTTGTCATTCTCCAGGATGAGCTTTAGGTTATGAAGTGAGTTCTGTAGTACGGTTGACCGTTTTTCATACGCTAATCCCTTTTTCCACTCATCCTCATCAGCATCTGATGAAAAGTCCATGATAGCATGAGCTTGTTTTTCTTTGAGGATCAGTGCCTTCACGCGCTCATCCTTGCTGGCAAGATCGGCCATTGCATTGAAGGATTTTTTCGGATCGTCATCCCCGAAGCGGTGTACCCTCACCAGATCAAATGCGTTGAGATATTTTTCACAAGCGGGATCGCTGGCGTGGAAGGACTGGGCGAACTTGCCTTCATAGATAGCCAGTCCTGCGGTACTGTCTGCGGGAATATAATTGTAGCGGTCTTCATTGCTAGAAGGCTCGTAGACGTCCACCAGGAACGTGTCGATGACGTCATGGATCGGGTAATAGGCGCGGCAGAACACTCCTACGATGCCCTGCTTTATCAGAGGGTCCTCCTGCATCTTATCCGATGGCATACGCACGGTGCTTTCACGGGAGGAGGTGGGTAGAAGCGAACAATCTTTCCAATTGGGATGAGATGCGAGGAATGCGTCGGGGTCCAGCCATTCACTTTCGATGCGCTTGGACACATACTCGCCGTTTGACGGTGTAGTTGGCCAGTACATGAGTTGGTGCGGACGGTAGGAACATTCATCAAACTGGTCGATCCCCCATTCTGCGGCCAGATGCCTGGCAATTGCCATATACTCATCGGGACTCACATCCCTGGCAAGCGGGACGAGGATCCGTACCCGGGGTGCCTCGGGGGTGTGGCTGTGGGTGGTGTACAGGCAGGCTGTATAAGGGCATGTTGTCTCGAACGATGTAAGGAACTCAACGTCTGCACGGTCGGCATCGAAGGCTAGCATTGATCGGCTTACAACGTTCTCACGCCGTCTACGGTTGTTCTTGAGCTGGCCTGCGACAAAGCCTCCCTTGTCCTTGATGCGATCTCGCTCAGCTTTGGGTATCTTCGGGTATTCCTCAACTGATTCCGTGGTGCGTATAGTTTCCGATAGTCGCGTGCAGAGATCCTCGAATGTCGTGGTCTTGTTAGTCCATGTTTTTGCATAGCAGCTGTTGCCGTAGGCAATGTGTAGGTCTCTCATTGAAGCTCCTTTAAAAAGTCGGTCCATGCGGTGATCGGATAGCTGTTCACCGCTGTAAAGCGCTCGTCGTTTGTCTCGCAGGTTCGTATCTCGATAGCACGTGAACGGCAGTATGCTGATAGTTGCTTGCCGATGGCCTGGGCCTGGGTGATGTTCCATCCCATGGAGAAGGTCTTGTTGTACTTTGCTACTGTGTAGAACTGGAGCGAAGTGTTGAGTGCAATTTCGAGGGTTTCATTTTCTTCGGTGAGCAAAAGGATTCGCCTTTCGGCTTCAATTGCTTTTTTGTGGGCGATTTGCAGTGCACGCTCCATAATTTTTTCTGGAGAGTTCCAAGCTTCCTCAATAGAGATAAAGTACTGGCGGAACTCCCTGCCCATCTTGTTGCGTTGAAGCATGCACAGCTCCTTTGCCATGGCAATTGAGACTGCGTGGTCGGCGGCGGGTCTGCCTCCGGTACTATTACTCAAAATTGAGTAGAAGTCCTTTCCCTCGATAAACCCGTATGCACACATCCTGGGGAACCAGTCGTTATATCGGGTCTCGATGTTCAGGGCTTCATGCAAACCCCTTCCGCGTACTGTTGGAATCCCGCTGTCATAGTTGATGGGGATGACATCATTCATTTCCAGATTCTGGTGAGTTCTGTCGGTCTTACGCTTGCAGACAGCATGTTTGGTGACGGGATTCATAGAACACCCCCTGCTGCGATCTGGTGTGCTTTGATGCTGTTCGTAACTATGTGGTTGGGTAACATTTTCGTGCCACAGTGCACGATTCGCCCGGCTCTGTGGATATAGGTGTGTTTCATGTAGTAATCTCCTTCATGTACTACCGAAGAACCGTACCCCTTTTAGGACAGTTTTGAAAAAAGAGTTTATGATACATATTGTATTTTGATGGTGTATTAGACTGGTGGGGGCATTACTCTTTAAGTGGAGAAGTGGATATAGAAACACTTATTGAAGAACGATATAAGTCATGACTGGAAAAACGGAAACATCACTTAAAAAAATTCTGCCAATCGGGAGAGGGGTATCTAGTAACCCGATTAGCAGAATAACAGAAAAGCTTAGTAGAAGATATTTTGCATCAATTGTAGAAGGAAAAAAGCGGCATGATGAGCCAATTGAGGGAGACCAGGGGGTACAGTACGACCCGAAGGTTTTTGAGGATGGGCAGGGGGTGTTTTGGTATGATTGGGATGGAAAAGTCTTAACGTAA